GCAGTAACAGTCTTATAATCAACATCTACTGTAAGAGTCTTTCCTGCTATGTTTTTTTCATAGAACGGTTCTTCCAAAACGATTGGGTTATTGAAATTAGAGTCAGCCAAAACAAAGTGTAAGTAAAGTGTTGGCCAGAAAGTGTACGTAATCCTCTGTCCAATCTTATTACCAGTCGGTATGAAACTATATAAATAGTTAGAGCCGTTAAAATATCTGTATGCTTTTGTTATGTAGTTTCTAAATTCAAAATTTCTGTTTTCGCCTGTATCTAAATTTGCAACACGAAACTGATAAATACCATCCACTTTCATATTACCACTCTCGCTATAAGATGATTGGATGAAACAAAGCTTTCTGAGTTTTCATTCAAAAATGAACTAGTTAAATTTGGAGGAATTATTATAACCAACGGTATAAAACCAGATATTCTACCAACATGCCCACTGCCACATAGCAAAAAATTCTGAGGTGTAGCTTCGCTGAAGCTTTTGTAAACTTTATACCAAATCTTTGCAATCGACAACGCATTTGAACCACTAACTGCAGACACAGAGCCATCAGAAAAAAACAGTTTATTGACGTCTCTGAACATGTCCCCACATTTATGGAAAACATCTGAATAACTACTCATCTCCAACTCTCCTGCAAGTTAGATGAAAATCAACGTTTCTGTAGTTTGATTTGGCAATACTTGGATCTATTTCAGCTCTGATTGTAAATTCGTGATAGGTGTCCTTTTGAAGGTATTCTTTTGAGATAGGGAAGTCTTGATAAGACCCTTCGCCTTCTTTCCATTGAAAAGAGACATCAGACCCGAAAAGATCGTCAACTTCAACCAAGAAGTCTCTCACATCGAATGAATCAATGAATGACACCTCTATTTCCTTGACCCTTTCTGAAGAAAGGTTATTCACAAATGTTTCTGAATCAAATAAAGGTAAGCCATCTATTGAGTAGAACTTTGCGGTTTCGCCGGCAACAAGAGGCCTGTCAAGATAACATATTCCATTATTGTATTCCCAGCCTATAAGCTCTCCATTCAGATGTGAAGAATCAAATACTCTAACCTCTAAGGGAGTAGCGGGCAAAGCGCAGCTATACCCGCTGTCAATTTTTGCCATAACTACCTTTACAAAGCTATTAGAGTTCTGGTCGAACAGGTTCATGTTCTATAACCTCAGCATCTATTCTGGCGCCATCTACACTCGTTATAATGACCCAGGCATCGATAGGGGGATTAAACAGAAACCTAATACCTTTTTCGTCTACTAAGTAGCTGCCTATTTCAACATACTGATCTTTTTGGGTCAAGGCTACTTTTGCAAAACCAGAATGTAAGTCTCCTTCTACAGCTACTCTCGTATTCAAAACAACTTCTACGACAGATCCTCTTTTAACTTGTATTGTTCTTTGCTCATTGTGTGGTTTGATTTTATACATCAGCTCACCTCTATAGACTTGTTTTCGACAAACACATATGTTTTTGTTACCATTTGACATTCAACCTCAACAGCCAGCGAAGATTTCTCTACAATGTATCTTAACACATCAAATGCTGAATCGCTAAGTTCTTTATTGGTCAATATCTGGAGAGAAACTATTTCAACTATAGCATGCATAACTGTAGACTTCATCTGCAAGAACTCTTCCGAAAAATGCCAAGTAGCTATCTTCGAAGCGAATCTTTTGTCAATATGCTGCTCTATGACGCTTTTTATAGACAATTCCAAATCCAAGTCAGACCCAGCACGTGATGTTTTTATCTCATTCTCTATATCCAAGACAAGCTCAGATAACCCATTGAGCACACCATACTCTGTTTCTATTTCCTTAAATAGCTTCAACGAAGTTCCTGCTACAAGCTCTTTATCCCAAATAAGATTGTGTTCTAAAGCGTAATCATAGATATGGCCTTCTAATATTTTGCATACCAAAGCTAAGTTGAACGTGTTAGTGAGTTCTCCTACAGCTATTTTACAAGAGGCATCAAGCTGGTGTTGCTCGGACATTATTCCTTTTATTGAATAGTAGTGTCTGCTTACAAGTTTAGGAGCGCCTGTCGTCATAAGGTCGAAGACGTCTACGTACGGAGTACTCCCGCACACAACACATTCATCGGCTGCGGACTTATAGCAAAACCACCACTTGAACTCAAGAGAGACTCCATCTATTTCGAGGTTTGTATCATCTACAGTTGTCGCTTCATCGATCGGAGAAGAGTCTGTAACTTTAATAGGAGTAACTTCGTTTGTGTTTATTGTTATTTGAAGGTTGTTTTGAGAATAGCCGAAATCTATTTCTATCCCATCAGAAAATTCAAATGTTCCTTTGGATACTCCGTTTATCGTTATCTCTTTGGAGCTAAACACTACCGTCCACTTTAACAACTTGCTTACAGGGTCAATCATTCTAAAGGTTGCAGAAAAGTCACTGTTGTTTATAAAGATTTTGTGCTTGACAGGGAACTCTGTACTATCTATAAAAATTGTGCTATCAACTATGTTGAACCCAGTCTGATCTATGAAGTACCCATTTCCATTTCTAACAACAAGGTGTTGAGGGTGAAATGCGTCTATCCAGTAATAGAATGTCTCATAAGAGAACAGCAATCTGCTATAAGGAATGGTATTGATCATAAGAGGAACACAGGTGTAAACATACGAAGGCGGCATATGGACGAATAGTCTATCTATGTTTCCTGTTCTTACTTTATAGACAGGCAGAAAGTTGCCGAAAAGCTCAGCAGAGTAATTGACTTCGTTTTCATTGTAAAAACGAATCTCGGCAACTCTGTTTAGAGTTTCCTCTGAACTTTTTCCAGCTATATAGATAATCATACCGTCTGCATAATCTTTATATTCGATCAACTCAACCTTACCCCTATCAATGATGCAGAAAACACAAGTGAGTACCCAGTTCCATTGACGACGTTTATTACTAGGTTTCTAAACTCAAGACATCTGAGAGAAACGTGAGTTTGTATATTAGAAGAGCTCATAGGTATAGTTACTATATCAAACTTTACATTGGTGGAGTAGTTTGCGTCATTACATCCGTAGACTTTTAAGAATATGTCGCCTGTAGCTGCTGAGTTTATTGTGATATTGAAACTCAAACCAGCCGAAACATACTCAGAAACGTCTATTCCGTAGTAATCAGAAGTTGCAGTAGATAAGAGTGATACATTGTTTGCTACAGACAAAGGAATCGTTTTGATTACCGGCATACAATCACCTAATTAGTAGGCATTTCTAAATGCCCAAGATACAGGGATATGTTGTAGTAATTTCTAACAGCAGCCTCTGCGTCAATAAGATAATTCTTTACTTTTATGTGCACGACATCGTTTATTTCGTGTCCGCAAAATGTTTGATTAGAATACTCTTCCCAAGTATCTGGCGAAACTTCTTTTAGAACCTTGTACCACTCAGCTCCTACGTCTGTAGACATTATCTCATCGAAACCAGCGAATACGCAATCATAATGAGTAGTTAGATACAAGTAAACATCAATCGTGTTGACTTCTGCTACATTTTCTGCAAGATATTTGTCATTAAATAGCGGGACGCCTTGGGAGAAGGCTACAACCGTTTCGCCTATTCCTGGGGTATAGCCTAACTCAACTTGTGTAAGAGATGAGTTCCATCGCCAATCTGCAGTACCGTCATCCGCTCTCGTAAGTAAACTGCCGAATTCAGATCCGTCAAGAAACTTCCTAACTTCAGAAGGCCCGCCAGAAACCTCGAGCTGTGTAAGAGTGCAGACAAAAGAAGTCTGATCAGCATCCCCGACAAGCCTTCCGCATATGTATCTTACAGGGGATTGCAGCTTATATATCTTAGATCCTATAGGATAGATAGCTGTAGAACCTGCGGCGAAAGTAAACTCAGTCTCATCTTCTACATCGTCATAAACAGCATCTATTATGTTTACTTCCTCTGTAGTTTCTCCGTTTACCAGACGAATAACTCCATCCATCCACTCTATACCCGTTTGGTCTCCATCAAAAATTACAAAGTCATCACCTATAAGTATTTGGTGATCCGTGACAAGTTCATCGAAACTAAGATAAGCTTTTATAGCCACTATTTATCATCCTTCCCCGAATAGCGGTACAATATCATCAACTTGAAAACCTATTTCGCTTGAAGTCCATTTTACATCACCCTCGCCACTGTAGTCAAATCCGATTTCGTCTTGTTCTAAATCAGTATAACTAACAGTGCCTTCAAAATTTTGTTCTCTAATATTCCAGTTTTCAACATCTAAAATATGCTGTATTTCCAAAGGGTAAAGGTGTTCTGGCATAAAATAGTATTTGTCTGTTAGGCTTTCCAAGTCTGTATTTTGAAGATCGTTTGTTCTGAAGAAGAACCCGTACAAGCCCATCCACAGGCCAGTAACCTTTCCTTTCACAACTCTACTGTAGCTGGTAGCTTCAGAATCAGAGCCTGAAGAAGTTATATTGCCATTTTGGTCTATCATCTCCAGCTCTCCGCTGTCTGCCTGTTCTATATAAGAAAAATCAAGAGTTGTCTGATGACCTACATCTAAAGCCTTTTTTTCTACAGGAGAAACAATTACCTTGCTACCAAAAATAATCGTAGGCTTGCACAAAGACTTATCATACCTGAACGTCATCTTGCCAGGAAGCAATGACGACAAAAAAGTGCCATCGTCTGTGTTTATAACAAAATCGTGAAAGTCTATACTAGAAACTATAGGTGCAGAACTATACGAAACTTCATGCTTTACAGCCACACCACATCACTACCTTACTATTGTAGTTTTTCTCCTTCTTTGAAAATAACTGCAATTAAATAAAGCCTATATTCTGCCGTTTTTCTTTCGCAATCAATAAGAATTATAAATGTATTGCTTTCTGCCATACCACTCGGATAAAATAAACCACCATCTTTAATCATTTTTGTACTTTTTTTACAGTATACCGAAAGAGCATTCAAACCGTGGTTTTTATAAAAATCATTTATTCTTTTCGAAGCGTTGAATAAATAGCGAGGCGGAGTGCCACTCGAGTCAATGCCTGCTTTCAAAAGTATTGACAAATCCCTATTAAGCTCGCTTTTCCCTGGGTAGTTTTTGTCTTTCATGAGTCTGTTGTGATCATACCACCCACGACCAGTAAATAAAGCCGGAAGCCTCGTATAACTCATTTTAACGCCAAATCCTCGTCGTCAAGACTGTCTAAGAAATTCGAAATATCAAACGGTTCTTCATCTGCTTCTTGCTCTCCCATAATTTTGTATACGTCTTTGTTTCTAATATAGTATAGATTGTCTGTTATTTTTTCTTTATCAAGGCAGACCATTCTTCCTTGATAAGCCATAATATCTGTATCCGAAACGGGTGCTGATGGCGGTGTTATTAGCTCTTGATTCAAAAAGTACCAGCATCTATCATACTCTATTATTGGGTAAACGACTATTCCAGCTAGACCAGCTGTTGTATAAAACAGATATTGATGTGGACCGTACCTCCAGAAAGTATGTATCAATCCTACATTTTTATATATCATAGACTCTCCGGCAAACTTGCGTATCATATTTATGTAAGCGGCAGCGTCTTCCATGCCGTTGTCTCTAAAGTATTCAGCAAGTTGCATCAAGGCTGACTTTTCAAACTCTTCTGAAATTCTTTTGTCAAACTTGTCCATATCAATCCATATGCTCATTACATCGGAATCAGTAGAATGGTATATTTTTGCTGGTTGTAAAGAAGGCATCAAGTAAGACCAGTGGGCTGCGCCTATGTTGTATATTTCAGCTTGTGCGTGGTTTATGTTAAGACCTGTATGTGTCGCCCTTCTGTTTGCATCAACTTCTGAATCCTCCATATTAGTTAAAGCGGAAAGAGGCATTTCCGAAATGTATTCAAAGCACTCGAGCTTTTTGCAATCATCTGCTTTTATACCGCCTTCTGTATAAAAAGGAAAAAGCATTCCGCCAGCGCCAGCAAAAGCAGCCGTAATGTCTATCGGTGTTTCTACAAAAAACTTATCATTCTTTTTTACCTTGAAATCTTCTATGTTGTATACACTGCTCGGATCAGGCAAATCAGTACCGCCGGCTTCTGCTTCTTTCAGCTTTTTATCGTATTCTTCTCTTGAATTTGACTGTTCGATGTGATCTTTGTAGAAATTATACGATATTACCGCGCTTCTTATCTTGCTTGTTGGTTCATAGTCAGGATGTACATAATAGAAGTTATACATTGGGTCTTTAAGAACCTGCACACCGAAAGGGGAGTTTTTTGCAAACGTCATTACCATTCTTTTTTTAGATATTCTTACAGTGGTCATATTAAGAAAGTACCATATAAAATGTCTCCAATGCTTCCACGTGTATAAAGACGAGCCGCATATAAACATCGCCAAGTCCCTAAACCAAAAGTGCCCTATGACTTGTCCATAAAAGTCAAGGATCACAACTTCATCTGCATAGTATTCATAGGAAGAAGATAATTCAAACCTTCTGATATGAAGAGAGATTTTTTTTTCCTTGTAGTTTATGTAGTTGTATCTGCTGTTCGCAATTATATATCCAGAATTTGGGAAGTAAATTTTTTCAACTGAATTATTTGTAACTTTCCATAAGCTATGACCTTTCTGTGTTGCTTTTTGTACCCTAATAAAAAAGCCAAAAGAAAAATTCGTACCTAAAGCATTTGGTCTTTTCTTTTTTCTTAAAAAGGGATATCCGCTTCTCCAAACCCAGTGGATGATGTTGCTCTCTGAGAGCCATACGTATCCCACGGCTTACTTGCAACAGTTATTGAGCCTTTTGGCGTCTGTATAGTTGTTACGTTATACGACCCCTGATTTTTATCAACGCCAGCTTGATCTTTTTCTGTTTTTTCACTTATGTCTTTGCAGATGCCGAAATATGACGATGTTGGCTTTTCTGACAAAGTAGCTTTTATCTTAGCAACCCAATCAAAATACATATTCTCCTCCTATTGTAAAAGAAATCTTACAAGTAGTGTATCGCGCTGCACAATAGTTTGAGCTTGCGCAACACCTGATAGTTCAACATAGTACACCCCTACGCTCATATCGTTAGCGAACGTATCTATAGAGGCTGTGTAAATTCCTATATTTTCACGAGAAACAGGAACCTCAAAAATCTTTATCTGTTGCTCATTATAGACACTGCACAAAAGACCGGTAGCCTCGATAGACACTTTGGATGAGTTGCAAAAAAGCCACCTCAAAGTTATGGTGCCACCAGAAAATACAGTGAAAGTGCGCGAAGAGGCCATTACATCTTCGCCTCGGTAATTCCAGCAGAAACGTTTATGTTGAAAGAGCTTGTATTGTAAATTCCAACTCTGTAGTTAGCGATTCCTACAACGTCAAAAAACACAGTAGAAATGCAGCTTTCTCCTTGAAGAGACACTGTTTTTGAAATAGGAGCACGAGTATCTTGGTTACCGCCGTAGCCTATTGGAAATATTTGAATGTCCAATGTGTAACTCGGGTTATTTGGAGGAGTTGGAAGAGGATTAGTTATCCTGTCTACACCGGCTACAACTTGCACGCCAACCCTGACTGTGTTGAACCCAGACAAAGAGCTCGATTTGTATAGCTCATTAGGAGAAAGCGATCTCTGAGAAACTATAATGCTGTTGTATATTGTATTAGAATAAGCCATAGTATTCCTCCACTAACTTCTAAAATACGCGATAGATGATATGTTTGTGCCATCGAACGTTTCATAGTAGGCATCTGCCAAAGAAGCTCCAGCACCAGAATAGCCATTTATTGTGGTTGATCTTAACATAGCTTGATAAGTTTCTCCAAACTTTATTGCATCAGCAACAGTAGAGCATATGTTGTTCTCTATAAAAGTTCCTGACGTCGATGTTGTATACGGGAACTTAACAGAATATCCATCCATAGACCAAGTAAACAGCAGTTTTGCCAAAATGTTTGATGCGACGTGCAGACCAACACCGGATGGATTGAAATCCTCAAAATCAGCATCTGAAGGCATTTCTATAGACGCTTTAACAACGGCTACTATTTGCATAGTAAACCTGTCGGCAGCGCTATATCCATTCGTAACCTGAAATGGTATTATATATACATTTTTTGTATTTGTTCCTTCGTTAAAAGCCTTCTTACACTCATCTACTATAGAAGAAAAGTTAGATTCATCTGTAATAGCCTTAACTTCTACATCATCTGAGTTAACTGATATAGAATTAGAACCTCCAGATGAGCTTGTAGAAGTTGTTCCTACAGTAACGGTTGTTGTGGCATTAAACCTGCAAGCACACATTTCTTGAACAATAGACGAATACAATACACATATAGCTTTGACTACTTTTTTTGCAGCAGACTCAGTAGTAGCGGGAATCTCTGTAGTCGAATGTACTTTTATTATAGGGTCTATTGTCCATTGGTCTGTAGATAGATACGTTTTGAAATTTTTATAATCAAAGTTGGTTCCCCAATCGGATGTTTGGGAAACGTCAACGGGTTTTCGATTAAGCGTACCTTGGACGGCGATTACATCAGAGTTTGCGGGGCTTGTCGATGTGTCGACCAAAGTTCCAGAACCTCCACCGTTGGCAGAAAATGATAAAAAATTTATAGTATTCCCATCCAAACTAACAGAAGGATAAAGACCTTTATGGTAAAAAAGCCACATTAACGCGTCATAACACGAACAATCCAAACTTACAAAAGCTGCATTTTGGTCTATATCTACACCTTGCGGTTCAATACCGCAAGAAGCTTTTATTGCCGCGAGCAAGCCAGAGGATTGACTGCCTCCGGAGCTGGTTTCCGGATAGCCGTTAAACATAAAGTGTATTTTGCAACTTTTAAGAAAAGCAGCTCTGCTTACAGCAGTAAGAGAGTACACGTAGTCCGATCCATCAGTCCCGATGCGTTGTACACTTGTAACATACATATTAGAACAAGACACCTTACCGGAGTAGCTAACGGTTCCTCCTGCACTAAAACTTTCTGAGCTTGAAGTATAAACCACAGAAAGAGTTGCTGGTTCGAGACCTCTTGTATATCTAAAAGCGCTTGATTTTATGCATCCTGATATTCCACTTACAGAAACTACATCTGAAGAAGTAGATTCTATACAGTCGCTCATGATATTCCTCCAAACATGCTCGCCCTGAGAATAGAACCAACAACCCCCAAAGAGTTGCTGAAGTCAACAAGTTGATTCTGAAAATTCATAGCAGGGTTGAATGGGTTTTGGATGACGACAGGAGATTGGTTTTGCACAACGGGAGATGTTGGTTGGTACTGTTGTAATAATACAGTTTGTTTAGTTTCTTGCTGTACGTTATTAAAAGATGGCTCAAATACAGGAATTGTTATCTGTTTATCTTGTGGAATAATATTATTTGTAGTAGGAGTGTAGCTCTGAGTAATGTTTTTTTGAGTATATTCAGCAATGTCAATCTTAGCCGGCGGCTGCAAATTAGAGCTAAAGTCTATTTTCTGCATTTGAGGTTGCTGTACTTGAGTTTGGAATAGCGGCGCAAATGTTTCTTGTGTATACTCTGGTTTTTTGTAAGAAGTAAATTCCAAAGAATAGGGCTGCACCTGTTGTTGGACACTTGGGATTGCTGTTTGAGCATAATTCTTAGTAATATCAGGGATAATAGGCTGAAATTGTTGTATAGTGCTCTTTGCGTATGTTGCTTGATCAACTTGTCTTAAAGGGCTTTCTTTGTAAGCTTCAGATGTAGGGATATTCTTGAAATAGTCAATGCGACTTTGTGCTGTATAGTTTTCGAAACTTTTTTCAAACGACGGCTGCGAAATTTTATCTTTTTCGGTTATGTTGCTTTTAACAAGACCGTTCATGTTCATTGCAGCATTTGCAATGCTGGTAGCAAGTTGCATGAGAGCTGATTCAACCGTTGAAATGTCAAGGTCTTTATCGCTACCAGAGCTTATAGACCCTTGTATTCCATCAAAATTCAACTGCGGCTTGCCGGGTATTTCAAATTCCGGCATTGTGAATTCTTTTTTCAAGAGACCAGAAGTAGCAGAAAGCATCGGACTATCAAACAAAAAGTTAGAGTTTGGAAAACTTGGTTGTTTTAATCCTCCAGTAAAGTCAAGAACCTGTCCGACGCCAAGCGAATCTAATACAGGCCTACCAGATATAGAACCAAGCTTCTCATAGTTATCAGACGAAGGCATTTTTAATTTTCCGGTTTCTGCATCGAAATTTTCTGGAACTTTAGCTTGAAAGACCATGTTGACTCCGCCAGCTTCTATGCTTTTCCACTCATACCCTGGCTTTGCTTGAGAGAAGTCGATTGGTTCTTGCTCTGTCTTCTTTCTCTGAGTTACAACATAACCGTATGCGCCAAAGTCATCAACAAAGTATTCATACCCTTCTTTTGCTGGGCCCTTTCTGCTTTCTACTTTATCTATAGCTGCAGAAAATAGCTCTTCTCTTGAAGAGTACTTTGTGTCCGGCTCTTTTATGTCAAAAACCCCTCCGGATGCAGTGCCTGGTATAGATTGTACACCAGACAAAGCACTTACAACTTCCTTTCTTACATCTCCAGCTTCAGGATAAACAGTGCTCCTGTTGTTGATGTAATCTTGCTCTGTAAACCTCAACGTTTTACCATAAGGCTTACCAAGGTCATCAACCTTCGTTCTGTCTACAACTACTTCGCCGTTAGAAAGAGACGACCTATACATGTAGTTTTGCTGCTCTGCACGGTAGTATTTTATTTCAGAAAGATCGCTTTCTGTAGCAGTTTTTGTTAAATTTACTACACTTTCGACCTCTTTTTCTTTTGTTTGGACTTCTTCTTTCGGAAACGGCACTTCGTCTCCAAAAGCCCCGCCAGCTCCTCCACCAGACGTAGTTCCGGCAACGCCAGCCTTATAATTCGACATGGCTCCGCCACCACCGGATGCGGTGCCAGCGGCTCCTGCTCCAAAGCCCTCAACCTCTGGGGGTATCTTGCTTTGCCAAGACTCTCGAATTGACTTGTAACATACATTATCCAAAAACTCAAAAGCGCTCTCCAGCGTAAGGCCTTCTTTTGGTATTGCGTTTTTAACTATAGAGTTTACAGCCAATAAACCAACCGCTTTTGCAGCAAACTTAGCAACAGGCCCCCAGATGCCAGCTTCCATAACCTGCGGCTCTTGACCTATAACTTCATCAATTTCCTTTGCTCGCAACTTGCTTATCTGTATCTCTGGCAAATCTTGCTGAATAGACGCTGTAGAACTGCGTAATCCAGATACATCAGACAAAGAACTAATAACTGTTTCAGAGGTTGGTGACTCAGTTCCGCGCAATCCAGAGATGTTTTCGATTGGAACTGCTGTATTGGAAGATGACGCAGGAGCTTCGAAATATTTAGCTGCATCTGGGTCATACACAAAATCATACACAGTTTGTCCATCTTTATCCGTTTTTCTTTGCAAAGACATTCCAGGCATAGGAAACACATCTTTCTGTTGCCCGTACGTATTATTCATCCATTCTGATAATTGCCTGTCTGTTAAAGCAACTTGTTTTCCTGCGCCAGAACCTTCAATGGAAGACAAGGCGTCGGCTGCAGATTCCGCGGCTCCTGAAAGGCTAGACAAAGAAGAAACGAGAGATGTTATAACTGTCGAGAGTGCTGCGAAATCGACACCTTGTACATTTTGATTGTCATAGCCGTTCTTGGTCAAAACGCTTCTCATCGTTTCATTTATGTACTTAGCCTGAGCTTTTTCGTCGTCTGGGTATAGTGTCTTGGCAGTCCCTGTAATTGCTCTGTTTATATTAAATAGGTTAGACATAGGCATCGCGCTGCCGGTTTCGGTAGCTCCAAGCTTTTTTAATGTGCTTGTTATGTACTTTACTTGCTCTTCGGCTTGAGGAGCGTTAAGATATGTCGGGTATGTTTTGTTGTAGTCTTCTTTTTCTTGACTACTAAGTTTCGACATTTCTCCCTTATCAAAGTAATAAATGGAGTCAAGTACTTGTTCGCTACTTGAAAGTGTTGACAAAGATTGGCTTGCAAACATATCTATTGCATCTTTTTCGCCTTTTACTCTTTTTAGTTGCTCTTTTCTCTCTTCTAACGGAAGTGTAAGAAGCTGTTTTGATTCCTTTATATCATATGATTGAGTCAGTGCTGATGTTTCTGACGATATAAGCTCTTTAGCGACTCCCGGCTCAACCCAGTGTCCGCCTATATAAGACCTTTGACTCAGACCAAAGAACCCACCAACTACATCTCCTATGCCCTCCGTAAGCCTCTCTATCCAGTTCATTTCTTCTAATGATTTGTTAGGAGAACCGATTCCGAGCGTTCTTGAAAACCAATTAGTAGGTCTCGGATTGTATTCCATCGAGAAAAATTCTTCTGGATTGGCGTAAGTTCCTTCCTTGTATAAGTCTTTATATAGGCTTTTAGCACTTGAAACAGCGTCTTGCTGATCGAGATACGATGTAACGTTTGCTACAGCGGCAAGGCCGACAGCAACACCCGATGCTATAAGTCCTTTCTTCATAATGTTTGAACCAGGAGACATTTGCTGTGCAAGCTGAAGCATTCCTACATTAGCGAATGTTTGGAGTAGATCTGCACCAAGACCAGCGCCTTTTGCAGCCCCATAAAGACCAGCATGAACAGGCGTAGACATAGAACTAAGCCCCTCGAGGGCAGAGGTTTCAAGCTTTGTCCAAGCAGTAACGACGGGTAGAGTCTTTTCTCCAACTCCGTATTGAGCCGCTTCTTTGGAGGCTGTAGCAGCCTTAAATTGGCCTATTTCCGTAAGATACTCATATCTATTAGCAGAAGCTGTATATCCAACAGACTTTTCTTTAAGGTCAACAGCATAGCCAGAGATCATACTTGTAACAGGCATTAAGGCTTGCAATGCTGTAGCTCCTCTAACTCCTCCGCCTATGTACCTAAGCACGCTGAGCTGATCTCCGATTGAAAGGCCGCTTATCTTCTGAGCCAATGATTCGAGCGCATCTCCGAGTGTTCCTCCGGAAGATGTAACTTCAGAGGCTATCTCGTTGAAATCTATTCCGTATTTCTCTGTAGCTCCTTGTATTTTTTCTGGATCAAATAAGTTATACAAGGCCATACGGGTTCCTCTTGCTGCGACACCGGCTGTTGGTATCATCTGAGACATAGCCATAAATGTAGACACTGTATCTTCTGGACTGAATCCCATTGTAGCAAACGTAGGAGCGGCATAGTTGGCTATATCTTTTAGCCACTTAGACTCCATCGGAGATTTTACATACGAGTAAGTCATTACATCAGAAAACCTATTTATAAGGTCTAGCGCTTTTACTTTAAGAGCATCTATGCTCATAGGGTTCCACGTTTGCATCAGAGACATAATAGCTCCACTCATTTGAAGCGGATCTTCTCCTGTTATTCTTCCGGCTGCTCCAAGAGTTCTTACTACATTCGGTGTAGTCTCTGGCGTAGAATACCCGCGTGTTTCAAACATATAGCTAAGTTCTGCAACTTCTGTAAGAGGCATCATCGTTGTCGGAGCAACTTCTTTCATCTGCTTAATGAATGTAGAATACTGATCATCAGACATTTCAGACACAACGCGTGTCTTTTGGAAATGTGGGGACACTTTTTTGTATAGCTCTTCAGAAGGTCTAAATATAGATAAGTATTCTTCTCCTATTCCTTGAATAGCTCTGGAAGTAAGAGTCATAGCGAACAAGTCAGATTGATTAAACTTGTTTCTGTTTTTGTATTTATCTGCAAGATCAGAAATAATGTCTGGTTTTATCGGTTCTGTAGGAAGTTGCTTCGGTTGCTGACCCCAATCCCACCCACCGGATGGAGGTATAGAACCACCGGATGGAGGTTTCCGACCAGATGGAGGTACAAACCCAGAAAAGCCAGAGCCAGAACTGATTGTAGACAAAGCTGTAACTCCCGGTTTTGGAGGAATGTTTTGCCCCCACTCATATTTGTCTTTTATTACTTGTTGCGCTGTAGCAACAATACCAGTCTCTTGGACTGCTATTCTTTGTGGTATTATCAAGCTTTGTGGTTGTTGGCTTTGCGGAATAATAATGTTCTGCGTTGGAGGTGTATACAGCTTTTTGCCTCCTTGGGCAGCAACTTGGTTTGGAGTAAGTATAACGCTCGACACCGGCTCTTGTTTTTCTACCCTTTGTCTTGTATAAATTCCTGTTGCAGCCGTAAATAGTTCTCTGGCAAGCGAAACTTCATACTCTTTTCCTGTTCTATTTCCAAAAACATTATCCGTTTTCGGAGCTTTAATTGGCATTGCAGTTTCGGGATCTACCCTTTGTCTTGTATAAATTCCTGTTGCAGCCGTAAATAGTTCTCTGGCAAGCGAAACTTCATACTCTTTTCCTGTTCTATTTCCAAAAACATTATCCGTTTTCGGAGCTTTAATTGGCATTGCAGTTTCGGGAGCCTCTACAACTGCTTTTTGCGGCATTGCTGCAATTTGTTCTATTGGTGGTTCTTTTGCTTGAACACTCTTTACTTCAGATAACGCTTTTATTTGTCCTACAAATTTTTTTTCTGGACTTTCTTGTTTGATTTCCTCCACTCCAACAACTGCACCTCGACCAACTGGTCCTGGAGTATCAAACATAGGAAGTTGCTTTTGTCGAGCTGCGCTTCGACGTTTTTCTTGTGCCGGAGCTACCTCAGGCAAGGATGCTGGAACCTCACTTTGCAATTTAACTTCTGCTGTCACTTCGGTATTCTTTGGTAGAGTTTCTAACTCATTAAAACCAATTCTAATATTTACAGATGTTTCTCTTATTTTGCTTATATCTGGTATATCAATTAGACCTACTGTTTCGCCTGTTTTAGCAGACCCAACTTTAGCCATTCCGTAGTATGGCATTATTTCTTTTGCACCATTAAAGCTGGGAAAATCACTTGTTTTTCTGGTGCTATACTCAAGAAATTTAGCTTGAAATTCTGGAGATGTTTCAACTGTGTATCCTCCAGATGCACCTTTTTCAGGATCGGCGTGGACTATTCTTGGTCGCATTATTTCCAAAATATCTTGTGTTTCTTTTTCAGTAATTCTCCCTTCCTGAAACAACGAGAAAACAGGAGCTGCTGCAGAAAAATAATGCCCAGTAAATCGAGCGTCTGAAGACGCATCGTGCATTGTATCGGCTGCAGCTTCGTTACCAAGACCAAAGTCCTCTGAGATTATTTTTTCTAACTTTTTCGGTATTCTCGCTTTTTGTAGATTTCTGTAGGTGTCGTACGAAACGTAGTTTAGACCTGAAGTTGTACTTTCTGGAGAATACGCTGCTATTTTGCTCAAATCTGTTCCGATAGCATGACCAACAACCACAGGAAGTGTGTCTTTGCCAAAGATTTTTTCAATAACTTTCGGGAGCTCAACATCTGCACGTTCTGCACCAGAAGCAAGCAGTTGCTTATAGCTGATTTTATGCGTAAAGTCTTTCTCTTTTGTTTCAAATGGAATTTCAGGCAATATGTACTGATTTAAGTCTTTTTCTGGGTAGTTGACTACCTTTTTTCCTTCCAAATGATATTTACTTGCAGCTACTTGATATAGCTCTCTTTTACCAAGTTCATTAACCCCAAGGGTATTTTCTACGTCCAAAGAAGTAAAACTTCCTCCTAATTGACCAACAACGCTTGCTACAGCTTCTTGATACGTAGACCCTACCGGCACAGGTGGTAGGAAGTTAAATTCCTTTAACCCCTTACCTACTGCGCTTTTTGCTTCCGCTATCGGAAGCATCTTCCCCTCTGTAGGAGTGTGAACAAAAGGCGGCAGTTCATTTTGCTTTCTGGCAAAAAGCTGTGTATCCATGTATAACTTAACAGGCTCTTTGACCTCGTCAGAAGTTTTTTTGTCAGCGTTCTGAATTGATATTTCAGATTTAGGTATTATTCTTGCCGTTCCTTCTGGGCCATTCATATCCCACGGTTTACGGTTAAAAACTATGTCGAAAGCTTGAGAACCAGTGAGCCCTTCGTTTCCTGCGGCCTTCCAAGATGCCTCTATAAATCTTTTACCTAGTCTAAAGGATGCGAATGTTTCTAGTTTGTCTACCGGTGTTCCGCCTGTTCTTTCTGAAAAGATTCGCCTGTAATTATCCAAGTTTGTTTCATATTCGCCCTTATCGAAGTATGCAGAAAAAGAGTCTCCAATAGCCTTCAAAGCCTTTGAAGTGTCAGAGAGCTCAGGCTGCGGAACTTGCTGCGTAAGCTCGGCTTGCTCTTTATTCTTGCCAGTCCATCTAATCCACTCGCTTCCTGCCTTACCGACTTTTTCCCAATTACCTACAACTAATGGACTTTTACCAGTGGATATAAGGTACAAGTTATGAGGAGTTATTTGTTCGCTCATTGCGTCTAAGGTGTTTGCGCCCGGAGCGTTTTTATAGATTGCTTCTGCTTCTCTTTCGATAAATCTAAGGGCAGCAACTGGGTCAAAGCCCTTCTTGCTTTTGAACTCGCTCACCGCTCTGCTTACGAACTCTTTTACAGGGTCTCTCCAGTCCATAAGACTCAGTTGGCCAGGGTGCATTTGTTCGGAAGCTGCTAACCTATTCTGCTCCTGAAACAAAGCGGCGTTAGGCTTAACACCGAACATAGTAAGTTGCCCTAATTCAGCCTCTATTTTTGGAGATTCTGAAAGTTTGCTGCTAACCTTACCCTCTATAGCAAGTGTGCTTCTCACAGTGTTCATTGCGGATTCTAATTCTGGTATTCCAGACTTTTGCGGGTAACCAGATGCGAGCATTTGAGCTGCAGAATAAATTGCTGGATAGCTCTTGGCCTCTTGACTTCCGTATGCTTTATTGGCCTCTATAAGCTCATTAAATACATTCTTGACATTGTTTTGCACAACAGATTGTGATGCTGAGTTTGCCTCTATTTGTTTGTATTTAATGTCTTCAGGCAAAGACTGCATAACGGTCTTTATTTCTTGGTAACTTTGCTTAGGAGCCTGAAACAAGCTACCTTTTACAGCATCCGCTGTTCTTGACGCTATGTCTTGCGCAAACTGTTTGAACTCTCCGGACATAGATTGAGTTGCTACCTTTTCTGCCGGACGGCTCTCAACGGTAGGAATTGCAGAAGCGGCTTTTGTACTGCGTTCACTAATAACCTTCTGAGCAGAAACCAAAGTATTAAACAAAGCTGGTGCTGTGTCTCTGGTATCTTTTATAGAAGTTTCGCTTTTTGATACGCTTTCGAACGTAGGAGCTGATATAGCTTTTTGCGGCTGTTGGGCAGATACACCTATAGATACAGACTTTTGAATAGCACCGAGCGTGGCTACTAAATTGTTTATTTTCGAAGAAAGTTCATCTATGTTAGAAGTAAATGTTATAGACACGTCTTTTGGTATGCCTTCTAAAGCAGAAACGATGCCTTGTACTTGAGACAAGACATCTCCTGCGTTAGAACTGAAGTTTACAGCTATATCCTTTGGGAGTTTAGACAAGGACTCCTCTATTTTTGAAATAGCTGATTCTATGCTGTTTATATTTAAGTTAACGCTTAGCTTCGAGAGCTCGTCAAACTTCTTTACAAGAGAGTCTATCTTCTCAAAGGCATCTCCGCCGAGACTTACTTCGTAAGTTATATTAGGCATTTTTATTCAACTCTCTCTCCAGAAAGGTTTTGCACTCTAACAGAGTGCACATCTCCTCGAAAGAGAGGTCGCCCATCCTGATAACTCCATCAAATAAAGTATTTAATCTACGTATCAGGTAGTTTGAGTTTGGTCTTTTTGAGATCCGAGCGACCTCTTTGGCAAAAAATTTATTGCTTCTGCATCACCACTCAGAATAAAAACTCCAACTTGTTCAAATAGGTGTAAGAAAACTGATGGCGGCAGTTTAGATAAGCTTTCTTCATTGATAGGCATATCCAAGTTCCAATAAGCAAGTACATCCGTACATATAAACTTCATAAGAAGTTCTTGGATGTACTTGTCTATCCTGCTAAAGAAAATAGCCAAAGCTCTTTCTTTTTCTCTATTGTATTCCTCGAGCTTTTTAGAAAACTGCTCTTCTTGTTCTTTTGTCTTATTCGTTATCTCGAGCATCTTCCTTAGGTATTCAATTATGTCATACCTGACTCCTCTTACTTCGTCGTTGTATCTCATAAAGAGAGGAGCAAATATCGCTGATCTAAATGGACTTGGTTTCTTCAGTTCAAACTCATAGTTCCCGTAGTCTACTAACACAAATACTCCCCCTTTAATGCCATGCCGCTATGTTGCCACTTCAGTCCAACTTCCTGGATCACTGCAAATGGTTTCTGTTACTGTGTAATTTATAACACCCAAGTCTGGGTCGGCGACACTCCCGGATTCTGTTACTTTGAACACTTCAGGAACTGAGAGTGCTGCTCCGCCACTGGCTCCAGCTTTGTATTCGCTTCCAGAGCCTCTGCACCTGTATGAAGTGGTAGTACCGCATTTTCTAAATTCTATAGACGCTCCTGCGCTGTAAGAGTACTCGCCGAGTGTGCAGTATGTAGCTTCGGGGGTTTCTTCTTTGCACTCAACTACTGTCCAACCATCACCACTCGGCATTGTCGCAGTGGCTGCTGATAACATTGTGTAAGAATAGCGTTTGAAATCTCCGTATCTGGCAGACTCAGACGCTCTTTCGAATAAAGGCAGAGCGGCAAAACTACCTCCGGATGGTAGTGATCCAAAGCCAGATTCCTCATCTACACCAACACTTATTACTTTATGGTATCTTGATCCAAAAGCCGTAGAAAAAGTCATGTATATATCTTTACTACCGGCGCGCTTTGACAGTATCAAAGACATAACAATACCTCTTTACGCCGTTTTCCAGTTGGCCCAAGGCACCCCAGTAACGCACATAACTTCAACGGTTTGAAATTCGAGTTGTCCGAAATCAGGGTCTACTTGCTGCCCTACCTCTACGACCTTAGAATGAGTTATGCTTGCCTTGTCTGGAAAGTGTTTCCAGTGGTCTTCGCTTGGAGTTTCTGCGTGGTAAGCAACAGTTCCGGTAATAGTGCTCGAACCGGTAACGTTTCCAAGTCTCCAAGTCTGGCACAAGAACGTAGGATTAGCAGATAAATTCCAATTAAGCTCGTAAACATCGCATTCTACTTTAAGATCCTCAGAACAAGCATTACCAGTGCCAGATGATGGGAGTACTACATCACCAATAATTGTTTTTTGGTAAGATATTCTTTCTCCCTTTCTCGATGACATCGATGCTCTTTCGAGTGTAAGGGCAGATGGGTCAGCATTGTAAGTAAAAGTTCCAAATGTAAGGGAAGTATCGCTCTCTTGTATAGACCCTGATTCTTCGTAAATAGGAATAGTACCAGCTTTTCCAAAACTCGTTCCGGTTATTCCGTAAGCGCGTGTCCATGACGTCCTGTTATATTTCCTTGCTCTCTCAATAACAGCCATTATTTCACACTCCTTTTGATTTTTGAGTAAAAAAGTTGTACTCAAAGTCGATTCGAGATATAGCATAAAGACCATCTATACTAACTGAGTTCTTAACTCTGTTTTTCCCTATAACACCTTTGTACTCACAGTTGTTGACAACAAAAACTTTGCCGTGAAAGTATACCATAAACTCTTCGAAACGCTCCAATACATACTTTTGTATATTTACTGTCGTAGCCTTCTCTGAAGTGTTAGCGAAGGCAACCTGCAAAATCATATCAACATTGTCTATAAAAGCGCAAGGAGTCATCTTGAATGTTATATCGCTCATGAGTATGCAAGGTTTTACGACATGCGCTGAATTTAAATCTGCGTTATAAGGGTAAATTTTTACTTCACTAAACTGTGTAGTAAGAGCATCTAAAAATTGCGAATATAAGGAAGAAAACAAAGTCATTCAATCACCTACAGTATGTTTATTTGTTCCAAAGACCTTTCAAGTGCCTCGCGTATAAAGAACATCCTGCCGAAGCTTTCAAGCTTTCCGAGGACGTCAGACCCCTTGTCGAACGCCCAAGATTCATCAGAATATGTTTTTATACAAACACAAACAGAAGTCTTTGTCTCGGTTACTATATCTTCCGAGCTTAGTATACTCTTGAGCTTCCCTGTAGCAACATGGACGTCTGTTGAAAGCCCAAGTTTTTCCTTGAAGTCGATCGTTGACTGTTTTATTCCAGACCAAGTTCCAAACCCCTTTGTAGATATAAGTGCTCTGTTGTAAGCGTAGACAGCCTCTTTTATAGCGTCTCTCAACAGGCCGAGAAAAGTATCAAACTCGTCAGCGAGGTTAACGTCGAAGTTATTACAAACAACAGAAACATTCATCAGTATGGCCTTTCTGACATGGAAGCCCGCCATTCCGAGTCTGTAAACAGAGATTGCTCTGAATGAGATTTAACATCGTAAACATACTTTGTTCTTCCAGACTCTTTCGATGAATCTATAAAATCCTTAATGGCTGAGTTAAGGCTCTTTTCTGTTGCATTTGCAGCTTCTTCGTGGCCGTATCTTCTATAGAGCAAAGCAATGGTTTTTTGTATTGTTACATATTTTGCCATGCCTCTATTTGTTAAAAATCTTGTAGGAAGAACAGCTTCCGTGTAGTCAGACCCGCTTGTTATACATTCCTCAAGTATACCAGATATAACATTCTTGTTCTCTTCGTCGTCTGTTAATTGGGCAACGGCAAATACGTTAAAATGAGACAATATATCTTCGACTTCCGCATAGATCACTATGCCACCTCCTACTGAAAATAAACCCTGTGTGAGGGGGGGGGCACACAGGGTCTTTTTCTGATCAGGTCAACTACGAGAGTACAGTAAAAGCCATGATGGAGTTCGGGTGAGTGAGAACAGGGAATGGTTTTGTTTCGAGAACAACGTCATAACCTTTCTTATTCATGCTTGGCTCGACGTAAGAGAAGAAGTCAGTTTCTGTAATTCCACCAAGCATTGTATTGGCTATTGCACCATAATACAGTCTAAACCAGTCTCCGGAGATAAAGTAAACCTTTTTCGGATCCAAGAAGTTTTTGGCTGTACCATTGTCATCATACATTCCATAGTAATGGTATATTTCTCCAATACCTTGTAGTGTCATGAGGTACTCAACCTGCTTCTCGTCGATAAACCTCGGTTGGAGGTTTCCGTAGTAGGCTCTAAGGATATTCATCTTCTCTGTTATGGATTTGTTGTAAACCATAGCATCAGCAACATCAGACCCAACGAGTATGATAGCAGGACCTCCGGCGTTCATCTTAGAAAATTTCAAACGCATCTCTCTGAGGTCTTTTACCGGGTCTGCGGAGCCGTTACTCCAAAGAGTGTCAACTTGATCAAAGCAATCAGGATTAAGCTCGAAGTCATGGTCTACAGTAAAAGTACCATCATTATACGTGATCTTTCCTGTCGCTATAATCTGTCCAAGCATCTCTTCTATTCTTCTATTAACCATCTTGAGCATGCCTTCCTGAGCCATTATAATCTCGCGTTTCCACATGTCATTCTTGATAGCTGTGCTCGATTGAGTGTTCAAAGCAGGAGCAGGCACTTGCTTGTCAAAAAGTTCAATAGGAATATAGTCTCTCAAAGGAATAGAAAAGATAGGAGCAGTCTTTCTTTCTCTGTTTGAGAGCTGGCTTACGAGTATAGGCTCTGACGAATAGCTTCTCAGAGGAGCAGCTGGTCTTTCCACGTGTTCAATATCATAGATAATAGAGCTTTCGGGGCTCGTTCTGATCTTTGAGTTTCCAGACCCGAGAGATATTCCGGAGCCGAGCAAAGTCTTTGTAAGGAACTGAACATCGGGTTTTGCCACACGCACAAGCTCTGTAAAATATTGCCAATTCTTAATGTCTAAATATTCTTGAAAATCTGCCATTTATAACGCCACCTTACGCCGGATAACCGATGACTGTCTCGACTATAAGTTCCGGAGCGCAATTCCAGAAATCATCAGATGTAAACTTGCCTTTATACCAGATTGCAATAGCTGCTGAGTTTGCAGGAATAGATTCTGCAGCAAAAATAAGACTGGTAGTTCCTTCTGTAGTTTCGATAGTATAGTCTACTCCGTAATCTTGGACTACTCCGCCAACAGTTACAACAGAGGTTTCGGGGCAAAGTGCGGGTCTCAGAAGAACAAACGTATCTTCCGTGCCATCTCCTTCTGCTTCTTCATTCATGTCAACAAATACATAGTTGTCGCCAAACTTGCCTCTGAGAGCGACATCTGCCAAATCTCCAGATTCTGCATCTACATGAAGCAAAACACCAATAGCGGTATTAGACCCATCGTCTTCAAGCGGGTTATACGCAACAATATTGCCATTAGAAGAGATCTTCCCTAAAAGGCACCCGTGTTTAAGGTTTGCTCTCACGGTCAACTTCGTTACATCCTTTATAGGATCATAAAACAGATACTTCTTTACAGGAAATGGATACTTTTTAGCCATAATCACGCCTCCTTATTTTTATTCATCATTCTTTTGTAGTCTTTTATAGCCTTTGCAGCAAGACCCTCTTCTTCGTGAACAAACTCTTCCTTCTGGTACACCTGCTTGAGCATGTCGTCTTGTTTTGGCGCATCGCCAAGAAGCTCATTGAGTTCTTCAACAGACATTTTACCGTAAAACTTGGAAAATTTCTCTACAGGCGCCGGCGTAAAACCCTGAAGAAGCTTTTCACTTTTCCAAGAACTCAGTTGAGAATCAAACAACATCTTCTTTGTAGCCTCTAATTCAGAAACAACGCTTTCATACTTCTGAGACAGCTCTTGATACTTAAGCTCGAAATTCTCGCTTACAGGTGTTGGCAACTGCTCAACCATCACATTACCTTCTCCTTTTATTGAAAACAACTTACGTATAAACTTATGTCTTGGGTAGTTGGTAAGAGCAACTCCCATAAATGCAAACCCCAAATCTTTTCCTTCATCATCCACGTGATTGTGTATCACTTCAGAAGACATATACTTATACTTCTTCTTCCGCATAAGAGACATTCCATCTTCATCAAGCTGTATTTTTGCGTATAACCCAGGCTGATCTGCATCTTTATAAGATATTCCTATAACCTCTCCAACCTTGTCTCCGCCGTGACGTTCGCAAACTATAGGATCAAAATGAAGCCTTCCTTTTTCAAAGTTGTCAACCATCTGCAATAAATTTTCCTTAGTATATCCTATTTTCAAGTTTCCACCAAAAAAGTCTTTTTCGTAAAATTTTCCTTCAGGAAGTACACAATGTTCAAAGACATCATTCCCTTGGAACTCAAACTTTTCCGCTTGTATTTGGTACACGCTCAACTCCAACATCTCCTTTCTTTTCAAATTCACCTATATCTTCTTTGCTCCATCCAGCTTGTTCAAACAATTTATATCTCAAGTTGTCATTTATGCTATCTGCCGTATATAGTTCTTGAAGAACAGTTGCAACCTGTTTCTGTATTTCTATGTTAGGCGCCTTTGAAATGACAAACTCGCCATAACCCTCTTCGCTTCCAAAGTTAACATCTATTATATTCTTAACAAAAGCATCAACCAACACATCACTTGACTTCTTTGCATAAAACTCTTGTTCGTCAACAAAGCTATTATACTGCACTTCTCCTAAATTATACGTTCCTGTGTTATTAACATTTACCATAAGCTCTGCGAGACCAAGATGCCTTACATACGCTCTTAAAGCCAAATTTATTCCCTTTTCAAAGAGTTCGCCTGGTGTTTTAGCCTCTATCATCTCTATGCTTTCATTTTCAGTAATCGCTATACTCGATATATTGTATAGATTCTTCAAAACATTAACCATATCCTCTGTATTATCTGACTTTCCAACATACAAAGGAAATCCATTTCTCTCCATAACCCTTCCAAAGTTATACAATGCAGATCGAGACAATAGATACTGCGGATACAACGCTGCAACTTCAGACTTCCCGAATATACCATAATTCGGTTTATAGTTCACGTATAAAAGCTTTTTCTTCGGAATAGAGTTTGATCCGAGTAAATGCAACCCTATAATATCCCTTTCTTTATTTAATGCAAGAACCCTATGCTCAGGCTTTATATAGACAAACCTTTTTATCATATATCTCTTGTTCTTATACTTCCACACTATCTCAGACAAGTGATGCCCATAAACGATACAGTCAATAATAGCATCACTCAAGACACTAAAAAAGCTTCCTTCTGCCGAATTGAGACAATCCCACACAAACTTCTCTATCTCTTTATTCGGATGCTTATACCCATTAACCATACTGGCTTGAAGCTGAGCTTTAAGAGTCACAAACCTCTCTATATCATTGTCTCCGTGCAAAAGTTTCAACTTCTCAAAACTTATGTCTCCGCTACCAGAAAATGCCTCAACAGTGCCACTCGAAAAAACAGAAGTTCCTACCACTTGATGCGTGGAAAGTCTTGCCATTTATTATCACCTCTTAGAACGAAGTTGTTTGCCTTCAAAGTATCCCTTAACTTTCCTGTCTTACCCTCATAGAAGGCTATAGACAGAGCATCGCCTATATCCGGAGATATTCCGTTATTCTTCTTCTTATGCGAAGCCTTATCCTCAAGCTTAAACTTGCCATTTGGCAGTATTGTATATGATCTACTTGCAAGCTGTTCCAAAGCATCAAGGTCTTCTTTCATAACTATACCAGACTTTCCTAAAATATTTATCTTAAATAGCTCTCTTAGATTAAACCAAGCTTCAGTCATAGAATCTGCAAACTCTTTACTGTATGGCTCAGCTTGAGGTATAAAAGCTATCTTCTTACACTTTATATTCTTCCTCTTAATCAAATCAAACACTCCTGCCCCAACTCCAGAAAGCTCAATCTTTATTTTTGAAGGAGTATATATATAATACAATCTCTCCAATTCCTCTGCGATCTCAACACTATCAAGATTCCTATACCTTGCTATATCAACAACTACATTTCCATTAACGATAGCGACTACAGTCTCGTCGTCACCGTATCTCGCCACATCTACTCCGAAAGAAACTTCACCTGGCACCTCTTCGTACTTCTCATTGTTAAATGCACTCTCTATGCTCTCTATAGATATTACAGAGTTAAGAGAACCAGAAGGAAACTCCCCAAGAACACGCACACGATAAACATCACTGTCATACCCAAACTTATCACGCATTCTCTGGACATACTCTTTAGAAACAAGCGGAGACTCTTCGCTACTGAATGTGAATGTCTTATATTGCTTAGCATGCTTATTAAAAGCATCGTAGAAAGTACCAGAAACCTTAGTTGGGTTACCAAACATCACAGAATAGCATCCAGAACTTGTCAAAGCACCCTCTATAGGCTCAAAGACATTGTCTGGTATACCTGATGCCTCATCCATTATGAATAACAGACTATCTGCATGAAACCCTTGAAGACTTTCCGGCTTTCTTACAGATATTGGAACAGCAAACCAAATCTCTTCATACCTTGGATCTTTTACAACCATCTTTGTCTTTCGTATATCAAACAAATCATACAAAAGATCACAACTGTTTGTCCACTTCTTCAACTCTGACCATAACACATCTTCAAGTTGATGCTGCGTCGGGGCAGTTATAGCTACCTTACACATAGGATGCGTCAGCATAAACCACAAAGTTATCCAAGCGCTTAAAGCACTCTTACCAACTCCGTGCCCACTCTTTACAGCTATGTGCCTGTTCTTTTCAAGGCTCTTCAAAACAAGCTCTTGCTGATGAGTTATCATTGGTGGCCTTACAAGCTCTTTTACAAACAAATATGGGCTTTTCTGATACTTCTTAAAAGCTGCTTCGAATTCATTTGCCACGAGACAACTCCACTATCTTTTGAACCATCGACTTTTCACCCTTCTTAGCTGTCTTTGTAACTGTCTTTCTCTGATACTCCTCAAACTTACTTGTAAGCATCTTAAAAGCAAAATCAGGATTGTTGGCAACCTTCTCGTTTACAGTAGACAACAACATCTTCAAGTATACTGCTTCATAGTACTTTAGCAATGACTCCAACTCTGGATAATCGCTTGTCCATTCAGACAACTCATCATCATTGATCATTATCAGTGCGCAAGCACTGCCTCTATCCATTCCCATCTCTAAAGCCTTGCATAGTTCTGTAAGATTCTTCTTATTAAACCTGTTATCCTTTATCTTACCAAAAACAATATCATCAAGCTTAACCACAGCTATCCCTCCAACCTATTATACCTTAAAATTGAGACAAAAACTTCTACTTACGGTTGTTTTTATTCCATTGCCTAAATTTACTTTCTAACTCACACAATGTCTTCGCATCCAACACAATCTCTTCGGTTACTCTGTCTATGACTATATACCTTATCCCCAACTCGTAAAAATCTATCTTCAATCTTAATCCTGAACTTATGATCTCCAACAGCATACTTCCCCTCCTATACTAACACGCGCGCGTACTCTAGTACTAGAGGTTTCCTTACGGAAACCTAGTTAGTACATAGCTCTAGTCTAAGTAGTAGATTTAGTATTAGATTCTATAGTATTAGATTCTAGAGTATTAGAGTAATAGAACCTAAGTAATAGAACCTAAGTAATAGAACCTAAGTAATAGAACCTAAGTAATAGAAGATAGGAGATCTATCTTTATCTTTTATGATTTATACAACTCTTAGTACTTTATTGAGTAAGTCTAGTATATGAATAGTATATAGTAATGCTCAAATAAAATCAAGAAACAGCCTATAGAGCCATTTACAGAGGGTCGAAAATATTGTACGCAGGGAGAGAGAGGTATTTCCTCTCTCCTCACGCTCGTTTATGAATGGACGGGGGGGTGTCGGGTCACGGGCGAGACCGGAGAATAATATAGTCCACTCGAACACCTTATTGATGGGCTTTAGCCGTCCGTGGTCATCAGGGCGGCGTTATCTAACGACGTTTTGATTGTCGCGTGTCCATAGCGTCAATCAGTCGTTTATAATCATAGCGTCCACTCAAACACCTTCGGGCGTGTCTTTTCACACTCTTGAAACTGGTTATATAATTTGATATTGTCAATTTATAATAATTAGAATTGTTATTTCAAGGTTTTGAAAAAATGTTTTGGTTTTGAAAAAATGTTTTGTCGCCAAAAACATAATATATCCTTAATGGAACTGTTTCCGAATGTTATTCTGTTTCTGTCCGCGAACTGGAACTTTTTCGCGTGTTTCAACGTCTAATCTGTATAGGGGTTGGAACATAAGATGAGAGTCTAACCCGAATAGGAGGCCAAAGAAATGCCTAGTGTTGAAAAGCTCGTAGAAAACGTTGAGGTTGAGAAGATGATCAGCGAAATGAGCCGGAAGTGGAAGGCCCATAGGGCCAAGAAAGAAAGCTTATCAAAGGCTTTCGAGTTTATCACGTCGGAAGGCTTCAAGAGCCTTCCGGTTGAAGTCCGAGTGTTGATTCTGAAAGGGGCGTTCTATGTCAATCGAACGCTTCCGAAGACGCAAGGTAGTGATCTCGAGTGAGACTCGAGCGGCTTTTGAGGGCTTCTGGATTCATACCAACATGTCAACTCCAACGTCTATTAAAAACGACCATCGGCGGGTCAAATCGCTGTTATCGATGGGTTTTAGTCGGGCCATCAATGTTCCTTCGATGGTCAAGAGACCTGATCGAGCCGGCGTTCCTATTGAACGTCGCGCTCGATCCCGATTCCTATGATGGGCTTGACGTTTTGTTGTCCGTCCGCGATCCTCGAACGTTCGACGAGATGGGTTTTTTTGGTTATGATGGTTCGGGCGATAAATTTTAACCCGAACGAAGAAACAAAGGGACGGGAAACCGTCCCTTTTTTTATCCCAAAACGGACTCACTAATAAGAAGT